AGGGTATCACAAGCGACGTATCTACAAGGTCTCTAATCCACATACTAATGGACTTAAGAGACGGCTTCTCAATCGCAGAAGCAGTCAATGAATCATTCATTGGCAAGTTTACACCTAGAGAAATCGAGACTGTTAAAATGACAGCAAGAGCGAGGCTATCCGACTACTGAGGGCGAAGTGAAATCGGGGGCGGGTTCTTCGCTGAACCCTCTTATGTTTGGTTGCATTCCAACCCGTCCCCACCTACTACTCTAAGACTTGAATATTCATAAAGGTGTGATTTCCAATGGTATCTATGCAGCAGCAAATAGAAGCATTAGAAAAGACAATAGAACAATTGAATCAGAAGGTATCTTATCTCGAAAGAGTTGTAGACACTTTACTAGAAACCCATCAGAAGAAAATGGGTCAAGCAATTGTCGACCGACTTCAAAGGAAAATCTCCGACTATGAATAATCTTCGAATTATTTCTGGTCCAGTTGGTTCTGGAAAAACTACGACCATCCTTAGCGAAAGCGAGGCCGCAGGTTTAGAAGTTGTAACTGGTGATAATCCAAAGTCAATTCTGTCTGATGCAAGGCATCCATCTTTCTTAGGAAAAGGTCGAATCGCATTGTTAGAAGCAGAGTATTACAAGAAGTCTGAATGGAAGGTCATTACAGACGTTCTCAAGGCTTCGCCGCCTAGAATGGTAATAGAAGTCCAACACATAGAATCAGTGCCTTGGAACGTCCGTAAACAAGCAAAGCATACCTATCATCATGCACCAACTAAAGAACAACTATCTGAGTACCTTAGAAACCTATCACATCATCTCGGATTAGAGCGTAGCGAAACCGCTATTGAATCAATCTCAACTACATGTAAATCTTGGCTCACTGCGAAGAATGAATTACTCTCATTCGGTACTGGGTCGGTAACATCGGGTGTGGTTGAACCTAATGTAACTAAGGCAATCCTTACAGGACTACATCATCAATCTCAATCCGTTCATCCAATCGCAGTTTTGAAAGGTGCGCTATACAATAATGAGAATCCAAAAGTTGTGAACGAAACTCATCTCCTACATTCTAAGGCATGGACTACGGACGACCTTAGTATGGTATCTTGGGACAACGTGAAATTACTACGAAGTAGAACCAATAACTATCGTAAAGTTCCATACACTTTTGTAAACTCTAAAACGAATCATTCATATAGGCAAGCGTAGTCGCAAGGTCTGAGCAACATGAGTATGACGAACCCAATGGCAGACATAACAGGCAAGGCAAGCGACCGACAATTCAGTCTTAGAGCAAGGCAACGCAGACTAGCACAAGTGGCTAGAATCCTATCCGGTGAATACGGACAGGGTGGTGCAGAAGCAACTAAAGTTATCTTAGACCCATATGGTAGAGCATGTACTGACGGTAAATCAATTTGGGTCCCTGTTGAGGCAGTCAAGGGTAATGAGGCAATGAATCTAATTGCTCAAGAAGCAATCCTAGCCCACGAAGCAGCAGGGCATCTACGTTACACTGACTTCTCAGTTTGGCATAATCTAAACCAAGACGTAAGGAGAGGCAAAGCGGACGTACTAATGCCGGACATGGTTAACATCTTAGAGGACACAAGAATCAACCATCTACTTTCACAAGACTTCGCAGGGAGCGGTAAGAGAGTCGCTTTGACTAACAACCATTACACAAATATGCACAAGGCTCACTGGGCTTCTAAGACTATTGAATCAGACGACGAGAAACTATCAGCAGTCATGACAGCAATCATGTGCGAAACTATCTCAAACACACCACACTGGTTCACCGAGGAATCAGTAGTTGCTTGCATCGACGACGTACGTCCTTTGTATCAGAACGCAGTCAAGCAACCATCAACAACCGAAGTTATTCGCCAAGCAAAGAGAGTTGTTAAGAAACTACGTGAGCATTTCCCAATAGCAGAAAACACCGAGGGTTCTAACGACTCTATGGACTCACACACTGAGAATGAAGTCCAAGAGGCAGCAGACAAACAATCCCACACTGGAGACTCAGCAGAAGAAGTTAGTCCAGTAAGGTTTGACGACATGAAAATGCCTAGCAAAGAGGACGCAGAAGAAGAGGCATCTGAGGGGTCAATTGGCGACTCAGAGGGTGAAGGTGCATCAACATCAGAAGAAGGCTCAGAGGGCGGCTCAGAGGGCGAATCTGAATCATCCGAGAGAGGCGAAGGCGAAGGTGAATTGGGCGAGTCTGAATTGGGCGAAGCACTAGACGACTATTCAGAAGAAGAAGTAGACGGAGACCAAATGGACACTGGCAAAGACAAAGACGGACTTGCAGGGTACGGCGGCATCGGTTCAAACACCATCATCACAAGCAACGGTGAAATGGTAGACATGGACACAATCATCAGAGAAGCACAAGAATGCGTTGAGACTGACGACCTAGTATCTCTGAACGACGAAGCAGACTTCAATGACGAATTGGTAACTGCATACGAAGGACTTGACGCAGTTATTGGCGGCAATGACGAGTTCGGTCATTTCATGAAAGTAACTGACTTCTACAATACAATCGACGGTAGGACTTACAGAGTTAACGGCACTGCTGCAAACATCGACCTAGCATCAGAACACTACGACAATACAGTGTCAAAATACGAGGACACTATCTCAACTCTAGTAGAATTATACGAGAGGAAATTAGCAGGGTTAGACACACGTTGGAACACACAACTACGCAGAGGAAAACTCGACACTCGCAGACTATCACGCTACGGTCAATCTCGCAACCTATTCAAGAAGAGAAACGTACAAGACGACCCAACTGCAAACGTAATCATTCTAGTAGACGCATCGGGTTCAATGGGCGGCCATTCAAACGCTGTCAACCTAAACGGTAAATCCAATGCTCACTATGCTGCAAATGCTTCAATCATATTCCATGAAGTATTCCACAGACTAGGCTTCAATTGTGAAGTAGTTGACTTCTCATCAGAGTATTCAATAGGCACACAAGGCGGTACTCAAATCGCAGTAAACAAACTATACAATACACCACTAAGCGACCGCTCCAAAGCGGCTATCGCATTGCCTTCAACTGGCTCAGAAAACTCTGACGGTAGAGCGGTAAATTGGTGTTACAACAGACTGGCTGAAATGCCATCAGACGTTGCAGCAAACATGGTCTTTACAATCTCTGACGGCGCACCTGCTGGCCCATCTCCAAGCGGACGCAGTGTTTCAGAGGACTTGAAAATCGTAGCAGCAAATCCACCAAGAGGCGTTGAATTATTCGCTCTAGGAATCTGCGGTTCTCCAGTCGGTTCTTACTACGAACACCACTTATCAGTGAACGACCTAAACGAAATAACTGACAAAGGACTTCACTTAATCGAGGACATGTTAGACCGTGTTAGAAGAAACAGGGTGGTACAATGAAAACACCGCCAAAGGGGTGGCATAGTAGCCACGAAGGAAGCGGCGAAACTTCCCTTCTAGGGACTTTGTTTCATTCAATGTTAGTTGCTCATAAAGACGCAGACATTCCATTGTTCAACAAGTATTTCCTTCCTCATGGTTATGTTGGCTTGAACGGTATGCCATCTGCACCTTTGAGTCGGTGGGGTGTGGCTTCGTCATTATCTGACAGAATGTATGCTCAAAAAATCAATGAAAATATTCACAACATCTTTGGCTCAAGAACACCAAATAAAAAAGCAAACATGGTTGAGAAATTAGGACTTGAATATATGAAAGAGTTACATGCTATGGAAGAGAATAACACCATACATCATAAATACAATTTCTTGCAGTCTAAGAAGGCTGTTAAAGTCCTCAAAGCCAGAGAAGGTAAAGAGGACGTACTCAACCTAGTTGAAGCCCAGACGTTGCTCTATTCGTGGTTTGCTCAATTCAAACAATGCGACCATCTTAGTAACCACATGGTCGACGCTCTACTTCATTGTGAGGACACTGCTTATCTCTATACATTCAATCCGCCAACAAGTAGGTTTCTGGCAAATGGCATACAAAAAACAAAAGAACATGACGACTGGTTGTCAAACTCTGGCGTAGACAAATCAATGGAAATCAATCCTTGGAGAGTTGTACCAATTGACGACAATGGAGACATGGTATCTCAATACTTCTGCGGTCAAGAAATGGTTCAACAACCATACCACAGTTACACACCTTACTGGACTACAATAGACTACGTTTGGAACGCAGACCCAACTCATTTGTTCAATGACTTAACATCGGCAATATCTGACCCTAATGTATTTCCAATCACAGTTTCAAAGACTCACTTTTTGTTCTGCCACCGACTTCTCGGTTTCTTTTGTTTGAGAGCATTACCAACAAACGACACCGGAGCAAAATCGCACACTAAAGACCCTATTAACTTCCGTAGTTACTTAGTTGACATAAAAAATGTATTTGCCAGTCAAAGTGCAATGCCGTTTTCAAAATACGAGGACTCTGACAAAACAGGACTAACATTATTGGAGAGTGTAAGAGAATATCCGACTGGAAAATCAATCTATACAATAAACGAGAATCAATATGCAAACATAGCGGTTACTCTTGCAGAAGAAGTATCTAAGCCATTCAATAAATTAACATGTAGAAACCTAGCCGAATCGAGTTCTCTAGGTTCAGCGTCGGCTAGGTCATATGCACGTAGGTTGAAAATGTTCTACGGACTTTGTGTAGGTATGGCTGCTGCTGAAAAAGCAAAACCATACACTCTGGGAGACGGTGGTGCATGTGTAGCAGACTCACTAATCTATTCCTTCAATAAACAGTTTGTAACAGGAGACGAGGACGACGTAATCAGAATGGTAGAAGGTGACTTTCAAGAGGACCCTGACGCTAAAGCGAAAAAGGTACACTTTCACGGTTCGTTACGCAGTCTCTATAAAGCAGACACCGACCCTTGGACATGGGGTGAAATCGTGAACGAATATAGCACGTCTACTGAAATACCAAAGCCGTCTCATGCTTCTGAGTTTATTCCTTCTTGGAAGGACAGTAGGAAGCCAATCACAATAAATGTAAGTGGTGCGCCACCAATAGGTTTCTATCACAAAGAGAGACGGTGTGCGACTTGTAATGGCCGTGTTATCTTAACAACCCCCGCTCACTGCAAAGTAGAGAACGTACAATGTCCTCATTGCAGACATGGAAAAATAGAGGTGAACGAATGAAGTTAAAAAATAAACAAAAGCAACTAATAAAAAGAGCATTAATGAACGCAAAGAGGCAAGGGCATCATGTACTTACGAGTAGTGAAATAGCAGAGCGTTATAATTCCGACCCTACACTTCCACACAACATGCAAAGAAGCGCACGTCAACTTACCTTTGACTTGAAGAAACTGGCACGTGAAGAGGGCAATGGTATCGAGACAGTGGTCTTGAGCAAGAACGGAATCAACCATCATGGGAATCCCCGTGTCAAACTGGGTTATTCAATAAACTTGAATCAAGCAGTTGAGGACCCAGACGTTATCGAACCTAAGCCACTGCGTAAGACCATCTCTGTAATCGTCGGAGAAAATGAAATTGCTTATCTCGACAAAATGAAAAAACAGTTTGGCGAATCGCCGGGTGCAGTATTCAGAAGGTTAATTGAAGAATCACAAAACTAAGTTGTTATATAGGGGTAGCCTCTACGGTATAACATGAACGCAACAATCGAAACCACAGTTCTAATTAAGCAAGCAACCGAAAACGCAAGAAACGACTGGGAGAAATCCTTTGTCTCATCTTGTCAAGAGCAACTCGACAAGGGTCGAAGAATGTCTCCAAAGCAACTGAACATACTTCAAAGAATCTACGACTATTCAACTTCACAGCCTACTGCTGCTGTTGTCGGTCCTTATTCCCCTATGGTCTCATTGCTAAGTAGAGCGGGTGAGAAACTCAAATATCCAAAAGTAACTTTTGTCGTATCACCATTCACTAACCTAACCATCTCCTTAGCACCTAAGACTGGTAAGAATCCGGGCAGCATTTATCTGAAAGCAATCCGCACTATGGACGAGGACTACATCGGAAAAGTTTCACCACAGGGCGGTCTACAATTTGCTCGCTCCACAAGTGAATCTGACGAGGCTCTCTTTACTCGCTTCCTTACAATGCTAAACAAAGACCCAGTAAATGCAGCAAGAGACTACGGTGCAAAAACTGGTAACTGCTGCTTCTGCCACAAGGCTTTGAAAACAGAAATCAGCACCGCTCACGGCTATGGTCCAGTGTGTGCGAAAAACTGGGGTCTGCCTTGGTCTACTACAACTGGTCGTGCTACGCAAGAAGCACAGTACGAGAGAGTCAATGCTGACATTCAAGAAGCAATTGGCGGTGAGTGGAACGTAGTCGACAATGACACGGGTGGGGTCATCATGACCTTCTCTGACCGAAGGACTGCTGAGGAATGGGTAGACCAACACAGCACCATTCAGAGGGCTTAGAACCGTTAAGTGCCATGTTGGGGTCTGACCCCACATGGAAGAACACACGGGCGGCCAGTTGACCCCCGAACAGGCGAAGGATATTGCTCTCTATCCAGACCGTTGGTCGCAGTATTTCCGAACCATAGATGGGAAGGCATTCTTGTTACATGAGCGGCCATATCTGATTGAGATATACCGACACTTTGGTGCAACTCAAAAGTCAAGAAAAACAAAAATGATAGTCCTAAAGTGTAGTCGTAAGGTTGAGAAAACTGAAACCATTTGTAATCTCTTGATGTATGGACTGATGAATATACCATACTTCAACGCCGTCTATACTGCACCTAGACAACCACAAGTAACGAGATTCGTAGATGAGAGATTCAATGGTGCATTAATGTCGTCCATCAATCACGGTTGTCTGATGAAGGCTAGAGTAAAACAATCTGTAAGTCATCAAACATTCGATGTTGGAGCGCGTTCTCTGAATCATTTCTATGCTTACTCTAACTGGGGCGACGCACATGCGTTACTTGGTGTTGAGGCTGACCTATGTTGTGTGGACGAATACCAAGACTCTGACGCTGATGTTTTGCCAATGCTAATTGAGATGCTTGCTCAGTCTGAATATAAGTGGGTTGTAGTAAGTGGGACTGCCCGTGAGCAGGGTTCAGAGTTTTGGAAACTATGGGAGAAATCAACTAAAGGTGAGTGGGATGGGGACAAGTGGGTTCATGGTGAAGCAGATATTATTGGTTATCATATCAGCCAAAAGATGCACCCCGATATTGACCCCGAAGAAATAGAATACAAGAGAAACACGTACACGCCACGACGATTCGCAAACGAGGTTCTGGGTGAGTTCTTCGCAGGTTCTACGAAGCCCCTTACATTCGATGTGGTTTTACAAGCGGCCCGGCCACAACTCGAAAAGAATCTGAAAGGATTGACACCACCGGAAGAATCTGTTATGGGTGTGGACTGGGGTAATGAAACAACAGTCGTTATCATGAAGAAAGACGGCACGATTCTCAATTGTCTAAAACTCGATTCTAAGGCCGACAATGAGTTCGATGAGGTAGCGGTCATCAAAGACCTAATGCTACGCTACAACTGTACGCAAGTGGTCGCAGATATAGGATATGGAGCAAGACAGGTGAAGGAATTACAAGCAGAGTTTGGAGAGCGTGTACGTTCATGTTACTATTCATCTCGGCCAATGACACCTTTCGAATATAAGAGGCGAGACAATAATAGAAATCTAATCTATATGTTAGTTGTTGATAGAACAACTTACGTCGAAGAAACGATTGAGGCAATCAAAAA